CAATGCGGCGCAGGCGGCAACGGTTTGGCATCATCTATTAGCGGGGCGTCTGTCACGTATGCCGGTGGCGGCGGCGGCGGTTACGGCGCTCAAGGTGGGACGCAAGGCAGCGGCGGTTCGGGCGGCGGCGGCGCAGGCGGCTCTGCCGGGACAAGCAGCGTTGGTGTATCTGGAACTGCGAATACTGGCGGCGGCGGCGGTGGCGGATCTATTGTTTCGGGTTCGACTTATGGTGGCGGTGGCACGGGCGGCTCTGGCATCGTCATCATCCGCTATCCAAACACTTATGCAAATGCAGCATCCACAACCGGCTCGCCCACCTTCACCAACACGGGCGGCTACAAGATTTACAAGTTCACGGGATCAGGGAGCATCACCTTCTAATGGCAAACTTTGCCCAGCTCGACGAAAACTACATCGTCACAGAAGTGGTCGTCGTCAACAACGAGACGATCAATGATCTCCCGTTTCCTGAGAGCGAACCAGTTGGCGTGGCGTTCCTGCAATCGCTCTTTGGTTCAACGACCATCTGGAAGCAGACCAGCTACAACGCCAACTTCCGCAAGAATTATGCAGGGATCGGCTACACCTATGACCAAGTGCTGGATGCATTCATTGCGCCGCAGCCCTATCCGTCATGGGTTTTGAACACGACCACATGCCAATGGCAGGCCCCTGTCCCGTATCCCGACGATGGAAAAATGTATATATGGGATGAGGCAACCTTGTCTTGGGTCTTGGTGGAGCAACCCTAATGGCATTCGTAACCGCTGACCGCATCGCTGACACAACGACAACAGTGGGGACTTCTCCGCTCGTTGTGTCTGGCACTGCGCCTCTTGGCAGTCGGACGTTTTCGACTGTCATGAGTGTTGGCGACACCTGCTATTATTCAGTCCAACACCAAACGATAAACGAGTGGGAAGTTGGTCTTGCCACCTACTCATCAGCTAACACGCTCACCCGTACCACCATCTACTCGTCATCCAATGCTGGTTCTGCTGTTACATTCTCGGCGGGGACTAAGGACGTTTTCATCACGATGGCGGCGGCGAGGTCTCCGCAACTGGACGCGTCAGGGAATGTCACGGCTCTTGGCATTCCAGCTTCAGCAACTTTAACAAATGCCACAGGTCTTCCTTTGACAACAGGTGTCACAGGAACTTTGCCTATCGCCAACGGCGGAACTAACCTCTCATCTGTTGGATCTGCTGGCAACGTGCTGTTCACCACCAATGGAACCGCTTGGTCATCGACTGCGAAGATCGTTCAAGCAGCATCTGTTTCACCTTCAGGAACCGCTGCCGCATCCTTTACTGGGCTGCCGTCTTGGGTAAAACGTGTGGTGTTGCAGTTCTCTGCGCTTACTAGCGCCACTGGTGGCGCGACTATGGTGGTGCAGCTTGGAACCGGCGCAACGCCGACATATACAACGTCTGGATATACGGGTACACTTGGTCTTACTTTTAACGGAACTGCCAGCGCGGCTTCTGCGCTTTCGTCTGGTTTTACCATTAACACTGGATATGCGGCCAACGCTGCAATTTATGGGACCGTCACCTTAACCAATTTGACTGGAAACACTTGGATAGGGAATATGAATTTTGGCCGTACCGGCACACTTATGTCCGGCGGCGGTGGTGGTATCATTGCCCTTGGCGCGACTTTAACCGCCGTGCAAATTTTGAGTTCTGCCAACTACAACGGCGGAACTGTCAGTATCCTGTACGAATGAGGGGCACACATGCAACGCACTGAAGTCAATGTCCAAACCGGCGAAGTCAAGATCATCCAGTTCACGCCGGAGGAAGAGGCGGCTGCGCTGGCCTATGCCGCCACCATTCAGGAGCCTGTGCCGGTGAAGCCGACGCTGGAGGAGCTTCAGGCGCAGCTTGCGGCTATCTCGGCGCAGATACAGGAACTGGCAGCCGGGTAACTTGTGACTATCTAAAAAACCCATATGATGGGTCGTACACCTGCTTCACAAGGAGTTGACCCGTCGTGGCATCCCGGCTTGGCATAGGTTCAGCACCAATCGCAAGTTTCCCCATTAGTGGGGCTATTAGCGTTGGTGGAGGGAACGCCTATACGCTCAGCGCAGAAGTAGGGACTTACACCCAGACTGGTAATCCTGTTACTTTTTCTGTTTCGGCTTCGTATACGCTCACTGCGGGAGCCGGAACTTACACCCAGACTGGCGGTCCTGTTACTTTTTTTCGTACAGTTTCCTACACACTGGTTGCCTCCGCAGGGAGCTACACTTATACCGGCAGCGCCGCTTCCCTCGCGCTTGCAAGGCAGCTCGTCGGGTCTTCGGGTCTATACAGCTATACCGGAAACGCTGCGTCCATCACCGCCACAAGACAGCTTGTCGGGTCTCCGGGCTCCTACACCTATACTGGCAGTGCAGCCTACCCTGTGGCTGCCCGACAGCTTCCTGCGTCTACAGCCTCCTACACCTACACTGGTAGCTCCGCAGCACTCCGCGCCACCAGAACAATTTCTATGTCGGCTGGAGCCTATACCTACGCGGGTATGGATATGATCCTCCGTAAGGGGTTTCTGTTTTCCACAGCCGCTGGTTCGTATTCATTAGTCGGAAACGCCGTTAATTTTCCAAGAGAATACAAATTAATATCTTCCAGCGGGCAATACTCGACTTCTGGCTCTGCCGCCACCCTGCGGGCAAACCGGCAATTTTATTTGCTTAATGCAAGTTATAGTTATGTTGGAGAATCCGCTAATCTCAGGCGCTCTATAAATATACTGGCTGACGGTACAAACTTTACCGTCTCCGGTGTTCCAGCCAATCTTATAAGACATGCAAAACTTCCAATCGAGTTTGGCTCTTACAGCGTTTCCGGTATACCTGCTCGACTCGTTTTCTCCCAGTATTTTACTGGGGACATGGAGTTTATGTATGTTCCTCAAGAACTTAACACCATAACAATACCAAAGACGCCAGAATACGATCCAGACGAGATGTTCGTCGAGCAGGAGTTGCGGACAATGGTCATCTCCGAACCTGCGGACAGAAACGCTACCTATCGAAAGACAATGGTAGTAGCGCCGGAGTGGCAGATAATGTATGTTCCTTCGAGAGATTTCACCGCTGAAGACCCTGTCCACACAGACCTTCAGGCCCAACCTAGACAGAGGGCGCTCGTATGAGGCTAGGAAGCTTTGTGAAGACTCCTGTCGAGCGTAAGCGATACGCTATCGACTACTCAGAGTGGCTGGACACGGGCGAGACACTGACGACCGTCACCTATGCCGTGTCACCAACAACCACCTCACCATTGGTCGTCGATGCCAGTTCCATAGGCAGTGGTAATACCGTCGCGGTGTTCTTCATTAACGGAGGGCTCAATGGTCGCCAGTACACTGTTGATGTTGTTGCTAATACCTCTGGTGGACAAATCAAGGAAGACACAGTCCTCTTTACAGTGCGGGATGCATGATGGATACGCAGACGCTTATCAACTTCGCCCTTGGGGCATTGCTCGCGCTGGTTGGGTGGCTTGCCCGGCAACTCTGGGAAGCTGTTGAGCGCTTGAAGGCCGACATACATCAGCTTGAGGTAGAGCTTCCAAGTCACTATGTCAGGCGCGAAGAATTTTCAGAAGGGATCAAAGAAATCAAAGACTTGTGCAGACAAATCTTTGATAAAGTAGATAGTTTAGAAAAGAGGAAGGCGGATAAATGACAACGCCGGAAGAAAGGCAGGAGAAGATCGCTCTTGAAATGGCGGCAAACGCCAGCAAGGGCGCATTGGTTGAAAAAATCACCTTTGCCGGTATTCCGATCCTGTTTTCATGCGTTGTTTATTTGATGAGTGCGCTGTCTAGCGCCAACAATGAGATCATCCAGCTAAAGTCCAAGATTGCGGTTGTTGTTAATGCCGACAACAAAGCAATCCCCCCGCAGGGGACGACCATAGATATGGCTCAAATCAGGGAGCATTTAAGCGAACAGATAAGTAAAGTTGATCGTGAAAGTGCTTTGTCTCGTGCCGCGATGACGTTAGATCGAGAAAGGTCTATGGCTGCTATTGAAAAGTCGCGGCTCGATATGGCGGCAGATGCAGCACAAGCTCGCGCCTCGATCCGTTTCGATACGATGAAGATGGTTTCGGAGTTAGATAAGCGCATCACCTTGCTTGAAAAGGGACGGTGATGGACCCGCTCACACTCCTTGCTGCAGCCAAAGCCAGTTACGAAGCCATCAAGGCTGGTATTGCCGTAGGTAAAGAGTTGCAGAGTATGGCGGCGGACATGGGTTCGCTCTTCGATAGCGTAGCTGCCATCACCCGCACCGCTGCCGATCCGAAGGGTAGCCTGATGAGCGGCAAGTCCGCGCAGCAAATTGCGATGGAAGCCTATGCCGCCAAGGCCGAAGCCGATCAGATGATGGAAGAGTTGAAGAACCATTTCATCGGAGAGTTTGGGATTGCTGCGTGGGATCAAGTGCTTAGCCACACCACGCAGATCAAGAAAGACATGCGCGCCGCAGCTCTTGAGGCTCAGAAGGAGCAAGAAGAACTTATGCAGGCCGTGATGACATGGGGGTCAGTATTCCTTGCGCTGGTTTTGGTTATTGTTTGCATTGTCCTTCTGGTCATCAGCTTTGTCACTCGATAGGAGTTACGCCATGCACATGAGTCAAGGTGGGTTGGACAACCTGCTCAAGAAGTTCGAAGGCTGCAAACTTAAAGCTTATCGCTGCCCCGCAGGCGTCTGCACGATTGGCTACGGCCATACTTCCGCCGCAGGGATGCCTCAGGTTACGGACGGGATGACCATTACGCAGGCTCGCGCTGAAGAAATTCTTCGCGTAGATATTGTTAAGTATGAGCGTGCTGTGGATGATTTGGTTAAGGTTGAACTAACCCAAAACCAGTTCGACGTGCTCGTCGATTTTGCCTACAACGCTGGTATTGGTAACCTGAAGTCCTCTACCTTACTCAAAAAGGTAAATGCCGGTAAGTTCGATGACGTCCCAGCGGAACTGATGAAGTGGACGAAGGGCGGCGGTAAAGTCCTTCCCGGATTGGTTCGTAGGCGGCAGGCTGCAGTGGACTGGTGGAATGCAAGTGAGGCCCTCGCAGATGACCATCCAGACCACCGTGCGGAACCTGATGCTCCTCCGCAAAGAACTATGGCAGACAGCAAGCAAGGTAATGCGGCGATACTCACGGCGGGTATCGGAGGATTGGGTGTTGCTAAGGAGGTCGCTGCGCAGGCAAAGGATGCGTCTGATGTGGCGGATCAATTCGTGGGTTTACTCAGCAACCCTAACTTTATCACGATGGCTGCCGTAATAGGTCTAGGCGGAGCCATCTGGTATTGGCGTAAAAAGAACATGGATGAGCACGGTGTTTAGTATTCTACTCACCCCGCTTGGCCGCGCCGCCGCCGTTGTGATTGTCCTCACACTGGCGTTTGGCGGGCTTTATGTTAAGATCAGGTCAGACGCGATTGCCGAAGTTCAGGCCAAGGCGACGGCTGATGCTCTAGGGAGAGTTCAGAATGCGGTTAGGGCTGGCGATAGTGTTGACACTTCTTCTAGCGGGTTGCTCAAGGATGACGGGCACCGCCGAGACTAACCTTTCTGCATGTACCGTTTGGAGAGATATCTCTTGGTCTACCAAGGATACCCCTCAGACGATTACAGAGGTGAAGGTTAACAATGCCCGGAGAGAGGGCTACTGCAGAGGAGCTATGTGATGGCTAAAGGTAAGATGCCCTTCGGTGGCAAGATGGCGACACCCTTCGGTGGTAAGGAGAAGGGTAAGGAAGAGAAGATGGAAAAGAAGATGGGCAAGAAAGCCTATATGGCTGGAGAGGCCAAGGAGAAGAAGATGGGCGTGACCAAGATGGGCGCTTATAAGTCTGGCGGCATGGTCAAGGGCCGAAAGGGCTGCTGATGGCCAAGAACTGGATCAAGGGCGCTATTGGAAAGCCCGGCCAACTCCACAAGGACTTGGGCGTTCCTCAGGGGCAGAAAATCCCCAAAGCGCAACTTGCTGCCGCTGCTAAGAAACCCGGTAAGGTTGGGCAACGCGCCCGCCTTGCCGTCACTCTCAGCAAGATGCGCAAGGGGAAGTGACATGGCAAAATCCCCCGCCGGTTCTAAGGTAAATGCGGCTGGCAACTACACTAAACCGTCCATGCGTAAGACCTTGTTCAACAAGATCAAAGCGTCGGCGGTGCAGGGTACAGCCGCAGGACAGTGGTCGGCTCGTAAGGCTCAGCTTCTTGCAAAGCAGTACAAAGCCAAAGGCGGGGGGTACAAAGACTGATGAAGCAACCTCAGCAATCCCTTAAAGCTTGGACTGAGCAGAAATGGCGTACCAAGTCAGGTAAGCCATCTAGTCAGACTGGCGAGCGGTATCTGCCTGAGAAAGCCATCAAATCTTTAAGTCCTTCGGAATATGCAGCTACAACCGCCGCTAAGCGCGCTGGTAAGAAAGCTGGTAAACAGTTTGTGAAGCAGCCAAAGTCTATCGCGCAGAAAGTGCGGTCGTACCGTAAGGAAGGTATGTGATGGCCAAAACTCCAGCATGGCAGCGCAAGGAAGGTAAGAATCCTTCAGGTGGGCTCAACGCCAAGGGGCGCGCTGCATATAACCGAGACAACCCCGGCAAGCCCGGACTCAAGGCACCCCAGCCAGAGGGTGGTCCTCGTCGCGATAGCTTTTGCGCGAGGATGAAAGGCATGAAGAAGAAACTCACCTCAGCAAAAACCGCTAACGATCCTAACTCGCGGATCAACAAATCCTTGCGGGCTTGGAATTGCTGAGATGGCTAAACGCGATCCGCTCACCTTTCCGAAGATGAGAACATCATTTGACACGATGTATCGGACGCTCAAGGAAAGCACCAAGAAACCATTTATTGGTGTCACACAGGGAGGCTCTAGCCGGAAGTCATCAGGAGCAAGACCTGCAGCGACTGACGGCCAGCGCCGCACTTCACGTAAATAGGAGAGTATGATGGCCCGTAAACCTGCAGCGACAGAGACTGTCGTCGAGACCCCAAACGTGGTAATTCAAGAGCAGCCCGTTGAGGAAGCTCGTCCCGTATCCGCTCAAACACTTGCTGAGATGGAAGCTGGACGGGCGACACTGGCTGCCATCGCCGCCAGTTCTAAAGCGGAAACTGAAAAGTAATCAAGGGTTTATGCCATGGTTGCAATCAAGCTTAACGCATTTGGTGGAACCATACCGGCAATGGATGACCGTCTGTTGCCGGACAACATGGCCGCGACTGCTTCGGATGCTTGGTTGTACTCTGGCGTCCTTGAAGGATTTCGTTCTGCCAAATTGGTCCATACATGCGTTTCGGCTAGTACGAAGCGCGTGTATCGCATCCCAAAAGACTTTGTCGATCAAGAACATATCATCGACAGCTACTGGCTTGAGTTCCCTTACAAGAACGTGGATGTAATCCACAGCCCTACCGCCAACGATAGTTATGAGCGGTACTACTGGGCTGCAGGGGCCGGAGGCACATCGTACCCTCCAAGGTACAACACACTTGCCCGTATTGCTGCTGGTAGTTCTTCGTTCTTGCTGGGGGTTCCTGCGCCTACTGTAGCTCCGGGTGTCACACATACTGGCGGTTCTGGGTCTCCAGTTAGCCGGTCTTACGTTTATACTTGGGTGACTGCGTATGGCGAAGAAGGACCACCTAGCCCTCCTACTGTCTACTCAGCAAACTCGTCGGTTACGTGGGACATTACGCTTACAGCGCCGACCACCGCAGATACGACTGATCGCAACCTCACTAAGGTTCGCATCTACCGCACCATCACATCGTCTGCTGGCGTAGCTACTTACTTTTTAGTCACTGAGCAGGACATTACGGACACGACTTACGCCGACGCCAATGCTGACTCCGCCATCTCTGGCAATAACCAACTGCAAAGCACCACTTGGACCGCGCCTCCGGCAGACCTCAGGGGTATGGTGTCGATGGCTAACGGTATGGTTATTGGATGGAGAGATAACGAAATCTGGTACGCGGAGCCGTACCGTCCCCATGCATGGCCAGCACTCTATACCCTGTCCACTGACTTCGAGATCGTTGGGATTGGCGTGATTGGGCAGACGGCGATTATCTGCACGGAGGCGGCGACTTACGCTGCAACTGGTATTACACCATCCAACGTCACACTCTCCAAGATATCAACTAGAGACGCTTGTCTGTCTCGTGGGTCGATTGTCTCAACGCCTGACGGTGTGTTCTACGCCACGTCTCGCGGGCTGGCTCTTGCCACTGCCGGACAGGTTATTAATGCCACTGACAAATTGTTTACCAAAGATAACTGGCTAACTCTTTTAAGTGTTCCCAACCTTCGCTCCGCCCGTCTTGGTTCGGCGTATTATACCTTTGGATCAGTGACTGAGGGCGTGTTTCAGACGGATGCGTTTGAGCCTACGGCGTTCCAGCAAACAAACTTAACCGGATCATATACAGGCGGCATGATAGATGCTTCCGATAACAGAATTGGCTTTATGCCACTGACTTCTGATGACGCCACCATGAACCTGTACAACGATCCGTGGACAAATGAGGTTCTCATCCTTCGTGATGGCGCTGTTTATTGGATGGATGTTGCTGGGACTGAGCCACGGCAAGAGTATGTGTGGCGCTCAAAACGGTTCCAGCCCACAAACAAAAAGAATCTCGAAGCCATGAAGGTGTACTTCGATAACCCAGAAGGGCTGACAAGCCTTGGGAATATCAAGATATATGCCGATGGCCGTCTCGCTGCGACGAAGACACTGCTATCGTCCGGGCAGTTGATACGCCTACCGTCAGGGTTCAAAGCAGACTTCTGGCAGATTGAGATTACCACACGGGTAACCATTAGCTCCGTGCAGATGGCTTCATCTGTGAAGGAGCTTGCCAGTGTCTAGGATATTTCCATCTATCCCGGACCCAGCAGCCAACGTGCAGAGTTTGTACGACGCCGTTCGCATCATGAAGTACTCCCTTGAACTATTGACGGGTCAGTCCGGTGAGATAGCCGCAGCGCGCGTTTTTGTGCGGGCTACTGTCCCAGCCCCTCAGGCGTCCGGTGACCTGTGGATTGACACGTCTCGCAATAACAAATTACTAATGTGGGACGGGGTGGACTGGCGGACGGTGACGGTCTGATGATAGTTTTCAACAACGCTGTTTATGGCGACAGGATTGCCAAGGCGGCGGGGACTACGTTCAATCAGCGTGGCGACGTGTGTATTGCGCGTGAAGAGCGTGGTGAGTTATGGGGTGGAGCGATCTACACCGGCTACACTGGGTCAAGCGTTGGCGTCCATATGGCGGGTTTTCGGCCAGATTGGATAAACCAAGACCTGCTTTGGGTGTGCTTTCACTATCCGTTTGTGCAGCTTGGATGTTCTAAACTACTCGGTCAGGTGCCGTCTTCAAATCTGAAAGCCCTTGAGTTTGACCTAAAAATGGGGTTTATAGAAGAGACGCGCGTTAAAGACGTCTTCCCAGACGGCGACTTGGTCGTAATGTCCATGAAGAAGGAAACTTGCCGGTGGCTTAAACTCAAGCCTCGCAGTTTGAAGGAGCCAGTATAATGGGTGGCAAAAGTTCTCCTCCGCCTCCTCCCGATTACACTCCTATCGCCAACGCCTCGAAGGAGGCGGCTGAGATTTCGGCGCAAGTTGCTCGCGAACAACTTGCTTGGGCCAAAGAGCAATATGCCAGCGACAAAGGGATTACCGACCGGGTAGTTAATAAGTTTCTGGAAACGCAGGATATTAACGCGGCGACCGCTGCGGCTGACCGTGCACGTTACGAGAAGATTTACCAGCCACTCGAAGATCAGCTCGCCAAGGAGGCTGAGTCCTACGCATCTCCCGAGCGCCAAGCGCTTGAGGAGGGTCGCGCGCAGGCTGCGGTGGCTCAGCAGTTTGAGCAGGCTCGTGACTCCTCCATGCGTCAGCTTGAGAGTTTTGGCGTTGACCCGACGAGCACCAGAGCTGCTGCGCTTGATATCGGGCTTCGCGCCCAGCAGGGAGCTGCGCAGGCCGCTGCTGGTAATCAGGCGCGTCTTGCCACTGAGGCCACAGGTCGCGCTCTTCGTTCAGAGGCTATCAACGTAGGTCGTGGATACCCCGGCCAGATCGCTGGTCAGTATGGCACGGCTATTCAGGGTGGCGCAGGAGCAGCTAATACTGCGCTTGCTCAGACTGCCTCTGGCGCGCAGACTATGGGCACTGGCGCTCAATACATGGGCCTCCAAAACCAGTCACTTGGGACTTGGTCCGGTGCGCTGAACGCTGGGTATCAAAATCAGTTGGCGGCGTATAACGCAGCCAATCAGGACAGTGGGTGGGGCACAGCGCTTGGTCTTGTTGGTAGCGCAGTTCTTAAGAAATGGGCTAATGGTGGCCCAGTGGATAATGGCATGACCACTGGTGGTGGCGTGCCCGACGATGCGTCTCCCACTGGCGGCGGTGCCATTGACGATGTGCCTGCTCGCCTAACCGCTGGCGAGTTCGTCGTGCCTAAGGACGTGGCGTCTTGGAAGGGCGAGGAGTATTTTCAAAAGCTCATCGACCAGTCCCGCAAGGCCAAAGAAGGGGCGTCCGCAAAACCTGCGGTTGGATATGCTCCCGCTGAGAACCCTACATTTGTCTCGCGCCCCTCTGGCGCTCTACCGCTGAGGTAAACTATGGCTTACGCTCCTCGTCGCCGTGGCGCTGGTAAGGAAGTGCAGGCATTTGCTACCGCTTTCATGCAGGGCATGAAACTGTTCTCTGACGATGATCGTCGCAGCGGACGTTCTCGTGATCCGTACTCTGATGAAAATCTTGAAAAAGTTGACGAGCGACTTGGCAGTACAAGTGCGCTTGGTAAGCTTTTCGGGATGGGTAAGGATGAACTGACCGGCATTGATCGCGGAATTGCGGCCAGCGGTGCTAGACGCGATATCGCAATAGCGCGCGGTGACGCCCCGAGAATTAAGCAATATACTGAAGAGGGTATCTACCTTCGCAGGTTGCGGGGCGATGATGGCGGCGGTTCCAAACCCGCTGGCGCTTCCAAACCCGCTGGCGCTATCCCGTCTGTTGGGGCTAAAGATGCTGGCGAAAAGCCACAGCCTCCAGCACGGCCATCCGGACTTGGAGAACCTCCCCCTTCCAATGAACAATCTGACGCGGCGCTTAGGCAGGGTGAAGCTACTTCAGGAGCTATTCGGGATTTGCAGCGCAATAATCCTGAACTTTTCCAGAGGCAATCATACGATCCTAACTCGGCTGACCGTCAGGAAGCTGCGAAACCAGAATTTACTGAAGCGGTCCTTAGGGACAACGAAAGTATTTTTGATAGGGAAAAAGCAGACGACGAAGTGTTTGACGTTGCGCGTGGCGGGCTAATCCCGGCACTGCACGCGGCTCGTGGTATGTCTGTTCCATCCCGCACTGGGGACACTTACCAGTATGGGTATGTCGAAGACCCGAATGATGCTGGGTTTGGGGAGACTACTATTCCTGAGTCTGCTCCCAGCGCACCTACCGATGGTCCGGCTGTAGAGACGGATGAGAACGTAGCAAATCTGGGGTTGTCCAGAGACCCAGAAGAGTTAGCTGCCGCCGCCGTCCCCGCTGTCAAAGCCGGGTTAAACCGTATCCAAGCCGAGTTGACACCTTCTGGGGCAATCCCCGCGCAAGACCCTGCGTATCAAGAGAAGCTTCAGAAATTTGCTCGTGGGCAGGGACGCATGAGCGACGAAGAAATTCGTCAGCTAGATGCTATGATTGACCCAGACGGGGAACTTCCAGATGCCTCGAAGTCCGCCGCGCGCCTTGCGGCGATCTATAAGTTCTACGAAGACCGTGGTGACCCGGAGACGGCCAGCACCGCTGCCGCCCGCGTCATACTGTACAACAAGTTTGCTGCTCAGACCCGTGGGGCGATGGCTCTTCAGGCATTCAATGATGGCGACCTTGAGAGTGGCGTGCGGCTCCTTGCCGACGCGCAGAACAAGGATAATCCAGACGGTAAAACGGTTCGCGGCTCTGTAAATCCTGATGGGACAATCAACTTTGAACTTGGTTGGGACAAGCTTACAGGCTTTGAGAAGACCGGAGGTGGCCGCGCCACCAAACAAGATGCGATTCAACTAGCTCAGGCAGCAGCTTCTGGAACATTGTCGCTTAGCGAGCTTGTAGGGATGCAGCGAGCTGGGGAAGGGAGAACAAAAGGTGCTACCCCTACCGCAGCAGCGACAAATCGAGCTGCTGCTGCGGCGTCTGTGGAAAAGTTTAACGCTGCTCTTGGCGAGGTTACTACCGCTGCAAAAGCCATAGCCGCCGCGCGTGCAAGTAATGACCCGGACGCAATTAAAGCTGCAGATGACGCGCTCACCGCTGCACGCACAAAAGCTATGTCTGGTGCACCTTCAGACAACGTGCGGGCACAGCGAGAAAGAGCGGTTCGTGCGGCAATTGCACAAGCCATATCGTCTGGCGTACCCACTACAACCTCTCGCGCCCCAACATCAGTTGCCGAGCGGCAAGCTGCCGCCATTGAAGATGAAAAAGCCGCGATCCTCAAAGAGCAAGCGGCGCTTGAGTACTACAATAGGGCAGGTCGTGGAGTAAATGCGTTCGACATTTACGAGCAGGAACCCGGACCCATTGAGGCTGTGCGGACAAAGCTACAATCTCGTCTCGCGGATGTTGGGTATAGAGGGGCTAAAGATGCACCTGAAAGC